CCCGAAAGCAGCCGATGGGCATGCCGGAATCGAACCGACATGAAGAATCCACCTGCGACGGACCACCGTCACGCACTGACAATCCCTGCGGGACCGACAAGGAACAGCCCCAGAGGGCCTAGCCGAGGTCATACCCCCCGAATAGCTCGACAGCGCCCAAGGCGCGGCAGTCCGACTCCTGGGAGCGACCACGGGTAGCGTAAGCTACCTAGAACGTTAAGGCGACATTCCTCCACCACCCACACACCCGAAGGCCTGGGCCGGCATTACGCCGTTTGGTTGACGTTTCGCTTACTACTAAGTCAAGAACTAGACATCCCCTGTGCTGCAATAAATGCAACCTGCGAGCGAGGAGCCAGCAGGTCCACTTCAACCCACACCTTCTCCCCTTTATTCCATCCAACCCTCCCAAAAACGGAAGAGTTTTGCCGAGAAAAGACCCACTTCCACGCCAAAACACGTGAAAGCCCGAGCATCCTTCTAACCTTAGCACCTATCAAATTGCCAAGACCAAAAGGTGAACAGCCCGCTCTGATCCGAGACATCAGAGAATCCTCCCCCAGCTGGGAAATGTTAACAGTCGCCGTCCAAGCATGATCCACGCACGCGGTTGCCCACCTACGCTTCCACTCTTGTATGGTTGATTGGTCCATCCAAGAGCTACCCACCTGACGCCAACCCGAAGGTAGTCCCGGCGTTGCCACCGGGAGAGAGGGCTCTGATACCTGTTCAAGATAAAAGAGTTCTCTTTGCCAGAGACCCGCGTCTCTCAGCATACCTTCGTCCACAGCCATTCCTAACCCCCTTGTTACGGATCTGCGACTTGCAAAAATCGCTTTCTGGTTCTGGTCTAAAAATAGTCGGCGAACCACCGATTTCTTAAAACGACCAAAACCAGAGCACGCTGAGTAGTAACGATCTCTCAGCGATAGAACCTGCTCCGATACATGCTTACTAGGAAAGATCGCGGACGACCTCACAAAACCAATAAGCTTACCACCCTTGGCCGAAGCCCAGAATGGCGTTGAGTTTAGAGTAAAAGCACGTGAGTGCTTCATCGTTTTCCCTATACTCAACTTCAGACCGCCTTTAGCTACATTACGCTCCCAAAGAGTTGCCTCCTCGGGCGTCGCACGAAAAACGATATCGTCGCCATTTATCTTCACGGGGACATCGTCCCTCCGAATAGAATACCGAAACGTAATGTAGTTTACCAGGCACAACAAGGGGAAAGAAGTTAGCTGCCCCATCAACTGCCCTCGCCTTTGAGTGGCTAGGAGCCCATCACCGTCTAGAACGGAACGGTAGATGGACCGAGCGTGCTCTCGAATACCTTGGGGAATGGTATACGACCGCTCTAACAGTTCGTCCATGATTGCTACTTGGAGCTCAGCGTTTAAATTGTCAGTGGCGCTTTCGTAATCGCCACTTACAAAGACTTCTCCCTCCCTCGGAGAGAACTCTTTGAATCTCGCTGCTTTCGCATCTCCTCGTAACAACCATTTCTGATGGGAGAGATGAGAGTACATAGCTTTGTGAAGTGGTCGGAGAGCATTGTCAACCAAAGGAGGTATCGAAATGATCCGCCACTTTCCACCCGTTTCTATAGCTTGTACTCGAGAAACCCCTCGGTCGCGACCCGTCGATGCCTTCAAGACATAGGAGCAGAAGTCAGCTCGTGACTCCCACTCCATCGTACGGATCCCTCTGCAACCGCCATCCTTCCTACCAGCCTCAGCACAAGAGGTCAGCGGAAGGCTACTTGACAGACAAGCATCTTGGTATGTCCTATCCCAGCCGAAGCGGAATATCTGTTTCGTGATCTTCTTCGCGAACAAAAGAAAATCATCATCTGGCGAATCCTGAGGAGTCGACAATTTCTCAACATACTGTCTGACGAGGGGTTTCTTCCCTGGAATAACTTTCCTAAAAAGAAATAAAGAGTGCGCAATGCTGAACCGACATTGCGCAGAAAGGGCCGAGCAACTGGCCCACCAAAGGTGTGTTACGTCTTTTTCAATCAGTCCCGTGCAGAACTTCTTGAGCTGCTCCAGACATCCGAGTTGAGGCCTAGCCAGAGAGATTCCGTGAAGAATCTCCAAGCTAGCCACAAACGACTCGAACGACCTAAAGACGCGAATCTGTGAACCTGTAAAACCGCTAGGGGTGTTACTCACAGGTACCGGTAATATGACCGTTTTTGAAATCATATTAG